CTGGGTGTCTTCAGCGTCTTAGGAACACAAGTGACCCGAACAGGGTACTCTCGTTCCGGTTCCTGGAAATCCACTCGAGCAAGCTCGGGCCAGTATCGCCAGTTTGGCAAGAGAAACTCGCCAGCTGGTAGTATGGCTTCAAGCCGCTCAGACCAGAGCTGTGCAGGCCACTTGGCATTTCCAGCCAAGCGGTCTGCTGTAGCTCCTCCTCCATGGCGAGGCACGAAATCTCGGTAATCGGCAAAGTTGAGCCGAGCATCGAGATTGTTGAGTGCTCCGCCATAGAGCATGTGGAAAGTTCGACGTAAACCAGGGAACTCTCGTCCCCAGGTGTCGCGTCCCTTTCCAGCGATTTCCACATCAGTCTGCACATACTGTGTCAGCGCCTTTCGGGTTCGGTGTTCATTACACTGGACTTCGATCTTCCCGAACAGCATGGTTAGCTGTCGGATAGATCTGATGGACTCTGTACACGGCGTGTGCAGCAACAGCCCCGTTCTTGCGTCAAACACGCGACGAAGGAAACCCGACAGGAATGCCGGGAGACCCCCTCTCCACTTGAAACCTGTGAAGAGGTCGGAGTCGACCCCACCTCGATCAAGACTTCTTTCGAAGTCTTTTGCGAATTGGGGTAGAGTTATCGTGAAAAACGATAACCCCTCGTGTGCAAGACGTCTCTCGACCGCGTTAAGGTCGAGATCGGTGCTAGTGCAACATCTTGCTCCGCATTCGCGGAGCAAATCCGTCCAGAGCAAGGTCAGGCTTTTCAAACTCCCATCCTTTCAAAGGGGTGGTGGGTTTCCTCAGCCATGACGTTGCATCCCGGAAGAATTGCAAGGTGAACCTGGGTTTACCACCCAGGCTAGTTCTCACCACCGATAAGCTTGGTGATGAGAGAGCCGGAGCTGGCAGTGAGCTGGGCAAGGAGCCCATCCACCACCTGCTTCGCCTCGGCGGCCGTGTAGCCAACCTGAGGTACGTCGATAACGATGTACGAAGACATCGAGTACCGAGCGTTCAGGCTGGCCTGAAACGGATCCGCCGCAACCTTGCTGTGGTTGAGACGGAAGAGATGGCGATTCCTCGTACCGTACTGGTGCGAGGCCGTCTCTTCGATCAGCCCATCGTTCGACCGATAGGTCGAGCTGTTGGGGCCGGTGCTAACTCGCGGAAGCGAGTTCGCAACGGCATTGATCGTGACCGTCTGCGGGTCGGGAAGTGTCATGGCATTGCTCTTTCTGGTGTGGCCCTCTTGGATAGAGGGGTACTACTGGAAGGTGCGAGTGCTGTTACACTCAGCGACGACGGGAGATTCCTATCGCCGCAAGAATGGCCTTCTGTATGCCGGTCAAACCGTCATACGTAATGCCAAACCCGAAGGGTGATGCCCCGCGCCTCTTCTTCGTGGTGTCTACCACTGAGAAGGACTGCGGCTGCGCGCCATTGGTTAATTCCA